GTCTGGAGCAGATGGATCCGCCACAATATCAGCAGCGGTAGCCAAATAAAAGTCTTTTCCGACGATTGCCTGACCATTTGAACCTCTTTGTAATGAACCCATACCACGACTTGAAACGCCTAATTTAGCGCCCTCATCTATAAGATTTTTTACAATCTTACCATATGGAGTATCCATTATTTTTGCCTCACCCATAAAATTATTACCATCTGGATGTAAATCAGTAATCATATGACTTACTCTTTCCAGATTTACCGTTGGTCCGTCAGGATGTCCTAACTCACCAAATGCTCTTTTTTGGTTGACAAATTCTTTATTATATCTTGCAACTTCTTTAGCAAGTGTTTCTCTAGGATAAGTTCTCCCATTTCTATTTTTGATTTCAGATTGTAAGAATACACCTTTAATCTTGTAGTTCTTTTTACCACCTACTTCTTCGGTAATGTACTCAACATTTTCTAATTGTTCAGTAATTAATTTCATATGAATTATCCCTCTCTTCCCTAATATTTATAATATTTTTTATCTAAATTCAACAACAAGTGTATAGTTATCGCCCAAAGCAAAGTTTTTAGTAGATAAAATCACTTTACCATTAGGTTGTGTTGCGTTGTTAGGTATATCATTACCAGCAGTTCTAAAATCTAAATAACCGTTTCCACTCAATATTAGAGTAGTTGTGTTTTCAGTTGCACCTCCCCAGGCTAACTCAACTGCCGATTTAGAGTTTGCTGTATTAATAGAGTACCATACTTTACCGATAGTTTTAGTACCATCAGCAGTCATAAAATTAGATGTAGTAGGGTCAACTAAAACACTATCAGTTTCACCTGTACCATCACTATGGTTTGTTCTCTTTACAACATACTTAACGCCTGCTGTATCAGATATCACTTGCGTTGTTATACTATCTGCCATTAGATATTAGGCCTCTCTATTTCTTTTTGCAATTCTATTGCAAGATTAAATTTACTTACATTTGCATCCGTAGTTACTTTTAACTCGGTAGCACTATTGAGTTCTTGTTGAGGTACTAATCGTTTTTCGTTTTCTTTCAGACCCCAATTACCAAACCCAGTTAAACTTAAAGTATGTTCACCGAGAGTAAGAGTCGCTGAACCAGTTCCTCTAATCTCGTAATAAACATTTGCTAGTGAAACAAGTGTTTCGGAACTATACAAAGTTCCACTTTCACTTTCTGCACCACTAGCCGTTAATATCGCTTTAGTGGTATCATCAACTTTTGATACAACACTTATAGCCATTCTTACTCCTCAAAGTAAGCTTTAAGGTCGTCAGCGTCATAACCAGTTGCAGCCGCAACTTCACTTACTTTAGTTTCAATAATGTTTACTAAATCTTGTGGTTGTGACCAATCAATACCGTTTAATTCTGTCATCACTTGGTCAACAGCAGTTTTAGCCGCTGGTGCAAGTGCTAAATATCTATCGTTATTGATGTGTCCGCTAACATTACCTACTATACTTGATACCGTTAATGCCATTTTTATTCTCCCTCTTTACTATCTTGTTGAAATGCTTGTTGCACTTCATCTTTAGAAGCAGTTGCCGTAAAAGGTTCCGCTACTTCTGGTTTTGGATCCGAGTGAGGTTCAGCAGTTTCAGGCGTTGATTGACCAGTCATAACATCTCTAGCCGCATTGAAAAGATTACTTGCATAGTCTTTTCTACTTGCGTCTAAAGCGTCACCAACTTTGCCTCTCATAGCGTCTTTAAATGCTTCACCAGCACCTGCGTTGTCATCACTCGCAAGTTTATCAATAAATGTTTCCGTACTATTTGGTTTCTCTATAACATCATCAGCCATAATTTTTCTCCTATATTATTTCGTTGGGATCACTGCCTGTCTGTGGACTTGCAATAATACCATCATCAATTTCTTTCTTAATTTGATTGTCTATATCAGCCATTTCTCTTTCAGATTGTTTCAATATGTTTCTTCTAACATAATCAACTGAAAAGTATTTACCAACATAGTCTCTTACATCATTTGCAAGAGCAATCCTTTCTCTTAAAAGTTCAGCGTTTTTTAGTTCGCTGAAATGACCATCTTGCAAGAAATCATATTTGATTTTTTCTTTAATAGCAATCCAGTCATCATCATTAATTATTGACTTTAAAACTAATTGAGTTCTTAATAAGTCATTAAATAATTCTGTAAACTTCTTTCTTAATCTTTGTACAAACTTTGTAAATTTAAGTTCGTCTCTAGTAATCTCGGTACTTCTACCTAGATTGAAACCTTGACTTGCTTCTAATCTACTAATTGGTACATTTAGAGAACGATATAGTTTTCTTTGGAAATATTCTATATCTGCAACTTCACCTAGGTTTTGACCACCAGGTAATGTAGATATATCAGTTCCTCTACCACCTTCTCTACTAGGTAACCAAAAGTCTTCAAGCATAGACATATAGTTTCTATCGTCTCTAATCTCTCCTGTACTTGCGTCATAGACAAGTTTGTTTCTGTATCTTGCCATAACATCACGGAGATATTGTTCTGCTTTTACTTTAGGTAAGTTACCTACATCAATTTTAAATATTCTTCTTTCAGGTGCTCTTGCAATTCTGTAAATAACAACAGCGTCTTCAATCATACGCAATTGATTTACAGGTTTAATTGCCTTATGCAAGTAACCCATAACCATATTTTTGTTCAAGTCTACTAAACCACTTGGACAAAAAACTATAGCGTCTGTAGCAATCTTAATACCACCACTCGCCATACCAGGTCCTGCAACACCTTTTTCATTGTATAAAAAATATTCGTTATAGTCGTGGACAATCTGTATATTTGCAATAGCAACAGGTCGTCCTTTTTTAATCTCTCGTATCTTCTTAATTTTACGAGGATCAATATATCTTAATTCTGTTATACCTTTAATAGGTGAATCTCTATCAATAATTTTATGATAGTATAATCTACCATCAACATACCATCTACGAAATATGTCGTGTCCTTTTGTACTAAAGTTCATTAACCTTAGCAACTCTTTAAATTCATCTTCAATTTTTCGCTTAATTGGACTTGAAAGTCCTGTATCTGATAAATCAACTCTTACTGGATCCTTATCAATTTCATTCGCCACAATAGCTTCATTGACAATATCTTCTATTGCCATATCACATTCTGGATGAATTGATACCTCTCTATATCTCCTAATTAAGTCTTGCTCAGTTTTAGCAGTACCTTCCATATCGAGGTACTGACCAAAATAACCTCCAGCGGCGACGGTTTGTGTACCGTCATCCGCTTTAGGTTGAGTAAAACTTTGTTTAGGGTCTACTTTAGGTTTAGTTCTAGTAATTTGAAAACCGAAAAGCTCTGCCATTTTATATCCTCAAAGTTCTATATTATATTATATTTAGACTACTATTAAGTAGTTGTTCTAGCTTCGAAAAATAGATATCTAAATGATACATCAAAGTCTTCGACAGCATCCGTTGGTTCCATATCTAAATCAATAGGACTTATAGAAGTTGGGAAACAACCTCTTAAAGTATATGATTTGATAGTAGTTCCGTTTCTATCAAGGTGGTCAATAAAAGCGTCAACTTGATAGTCAGCAGGATTAACTAATCCTTCGTTGTCTGACATATTGTTGATACCATTTTGCCATCTTTCAAAAGCGTCTCTTAATTTAAAGTTAGTATCATTAAGTACCTTAATTGTCCAAGGTTCAAAAGTTCTATCACCAGCTAAGTAGATTGGTCTACCACGGAAGTTAACCGTTGTAGTTCCAATTGCCATTGCAGGGATAGATGTACTTTGACATAAGAAAGCTAACTCTTCAGTTTCACCACCTACTTGAGCGTAACCAGGAAAAGGCATTGTTACCTTAAACTGGTTCTTACGAGCACCGCCGCCAGCAAGTTTAGTTTTGAAATCGTTAATGTTTGCCATTTTTTATTTCCTCCTTAACCTGCAATCTCTTCAAAAGAGATACCAGTTCTAGTTGCGACAAAAGATAAAGTGATAAAGTTAATTGAACGATTTGGTTTCACAAATATTTCAGCAATAAATTCGTTTCTATCAATTACTTCGCCTGTGTTGTTAGTTTCATCACACACTACCAAAAAGTCTGTGATACCTCGTCTACCTTGTACTTCTCTTAAAAAAGGTTCTACTAGATTTCTAAAGTTCGCTCTTGTAAATTCGTCATTAAATTCAAAGAGTTGGAATTTAGAAGCAGTAGAAATTGCTTTTTCTAAAGTGATAAACAATCTTCTTACATTTATTCTATCAAAAGCACTTGGAGTTGTTAATCCAGTTTTGTCTCCAAAAAGAACAATACCTTGACCAGGGAAAGAAACAACTGGGTTGATTCTTGCTCTATAAAGTTCGTCTCTTTGAGTTTTATTTGGATTGTAAGCAACTTTACTAGCACCTCTTATAATACCTCTATTTAATCCAGCAGGACTAAACCAAGAGTCATTTGTTAAGTCAGTTCTAGCAGTTAAGCCAGCCATATCTCCATTTAGTGGAACATATCTGAATACATCATTGTATCTGTCATACATATATTTGTATCCACTATCGAATACAACATATGAAGATGAACGAATACCATTGAAGAAGTCTAGTACATTGTTAGTTTGTGTAATTGCAGAAGCAATACCAACTACATCAGCTCTTTGTGGACTTGCAAATACAACACAATCTTTTCTTGTTTCAGCGATTGTAATTAAATCACCGATTAAAGTTGCGCTTGCATTACCAGCCATTATTAAGCTAACATCAACCGTTTCACCATCTTGGAATAGTTCAAAAGCAGTCTTTCTTACACCATCACTTGCTGTACCATCTACACCACCTGTAAAAGATAATGAGATAGGAGCAGTAACATCTGTAAATGTTTTATTAGCCTTTGCGTCTCCCCAATTAGTTCCGTTTGAGTTGTGGTCTCCCCAATATATTAGTGAAGATTTTTTAAAGATAACTTCAGGATAGAAATTGTTACTACCTTGAGCGTCTTTAGCGTCTGAAGCTTTAGACACATTTTCAAACTTCTCTAATACTTCGCCACTTGTTCCGTTAATAGTACCATCTGAATCTACTACTATTATGTGCATTTCATCACCAGAACCACCAGCCGCAGATACATCAGGAGAAGTTCCTGGAGCACCAGACACTTGGTCATAATACTTCCATCTTCTTCTAACATTTGCACCGTTAGTAATAATTCTAGTTAACCCACCTGATCCAGTTTTTCTTTTGATAGTTAAGTCGTTTGTAGCAACAGCAGTTACTTCATACTCCTGACCATCATCATAGTCATCTGTTCCAGCAGAGCTTGAGAAAGCGATAATATCGCCTACACCAATATTAGTTCCACTTGTTACCGTGATTTGCGTATCACCAGCTGCTACAGCAGAATCGTTAACGGTTGTAACACCTTTAACTTCATATGCTGTTGCTGATGGACAAACAGAAACAGATAAACCATTTCCATATGCACCTGCATTTCTAGCAACAAATTCGATTCCAGAGATACCTGTATATGCACCACTTGCTAAGTAAGCAGTGTTATAATCATTTCCATTTTTTATCAATAATGCTGTACCAGAGTTTGTTACAGCGTTTTTAATTCCTGTATTTTCAGTTCGTACAACTTTCAGAGCGTTTGAGTATTGTAAGAAAGAAGAAGCAGTAAAATACTCTTCAAAGTTATCTTTCGTAGGTTTACCAAACACACTAACTAATTCTTGTTCGTTAGAGATTAATGTAATCTCTCCAACAGGTCCTCTAGTTGCGTTGAAAGCATATGCTCCAATACTTGTAGAGACAGCAGGAACTATGTTAGTTAGGTCCTTTTCTTGTACGAGAACACCAGGTGATACTTGAAATGCCATTAGGTTTTCTCCTCTTATTTGTTAATTGTATTTAAATTTAAATACATAATGTTATTTTTACCTTTGTTCAAAGTCCGTATTATTCATACGCCCATTGCAAATTCTCAATCAATACTATTTATTATATGCCATTTCTACACTAGTTTCCTTTGCGTACAACTGGATGCCAGACGGTTCCATACTCATCACTAAAGGGTTTTTCCTCTTCAGGTGTGCCATCATCTACAAATCCGAATGGTGCCATATCTTGCTCAATTAATTTCTCTTGTTCTCTATACATTTCTGCTCTAATGTTCCTATCAGTCATTTCTTTAAAGTATCTCTGGTTGACTACCCAACCAAAAATGACTAGACAAGTCATAAAGTCATCATTACAGCCTTCTTCTGCCTGCCAACTTTGATTTTTTTGTACATAAGTTGACATTTCTTCGATAATATGAAAGTCGTTGATAATCATTTTATCACTTTCAATAATCGCTTTAATATTTGCAGTACCCATTTTCTTAATCTGTTTTGTCATACGAACACCTAATTGTGAGCCTCGTTGACTAAACATTGCACCTAGTATCTGACCTGCTCTACCTTTTTGTGTTGTCATTAAAATATTGTCATATTCAATTTCAAAATGTAAACCATCTGATATTTGAGCGCCTATGTCGTTAACTTCAACAAGTATATGTGCCTTATTATATTGTGTACATACTTTCGCAATCATTTCAGGAAACAATATAGGTTTAATTTCGTTATCTCTAAATGTTGCAACAACTTTATATGGTAGTTCAGTTACATCATAGATAATAAATGCCGAGTAATCTTTTAATGTACCTCTAGCAACATCAACCGTACACAAATAAGTATGACCTTTTTTAGGTTCTTCAAATACTGATAATCTACCATTAGTCTTCAAAGGATTGATATACGGTGTCGCTTTAATCTTTGCAGGACTAATTAATGTATTTACTGAACCTAAAAACTCACACTCAAACTCACTAGCAAATTGAGTAGCACTAGTGTTTCTTATAGTTTCTTCTTTCCACTTCTCATCTCTACCTGGTACTTCTGACCAGTGTACTTCCATAGGAATATAATCATTTTTCTTTGTTTCAGCGTCTACCCATAGTTTATAAAATTGATTCATACCATAAGGTGTTGATACGATAATAACTTTTGTATTTTTACCAGAAGTAATTGTAGGATATACAGACGCAAAAAATCCTTCAGCGATTGTC